TGTCAAAGACGGTACGCTTTGGGCACAGAGTCATTACCAACCCGGTGGTGCCATTGACCAGCTCAAAGGACATTTACAAATTGCAGTAGTAAACGGAACCGATTTAGAATCATTTGTTTCTTGGGCCTGGTTACCTGCGCTATTGCTAAGACAATCCCAGCCGTTTGAAGTGTTACTAGATTGGTCACACCAGCAACCGCCTTCGGCGTTATATAAGGCTAACAATATTGACATAGGAGTCCTTCCGTGAAAACCCCAATTAGTGAATTTGATGTAGTGTTTATCAGCTATGACGAACCAAATGCTGATGAAAATTATGCTGACCTTTTAGAAAAATGCCCCTGGGCAAAACGAAGCCATGGAGTGTATGGCAGCGATGCTTGCCACAAAGCGGCTGCAAAGTTGGCAGAAACAGAACGCTTTATTACTATCGATGCCGATAACAAGGTACGCCCAGACTTTTTTGAACTAGAGCTGGATCTACGCAAGTTTGATCGCAGTGATGTTCTTTCGTGGTCAGGTAAGAATGTTATCAACGGCTTGGTGTATGGTAATGGTGGCGTCAAACTTTGGCCCAAAAAGGTTGTTGAGCAAATGCGTACACACGAAGCTGTTGATAACGGCCCAGGTGCTGTAGACTTTTGTTGGGACATTCATTACCATCAACTTAATAATATCTATAGTGATGTGTTTAACAACGCTACACCATATCAAGCATATCGTGCAGGATTTAGAGAAGGCGTAAAGCTGGCATTACATGATGGCCGTCCAATGGACTGGCGTCAAATTGCTGAAAAGAACAATTTTAAGAATCATCGTAGACTGCTGGTCTGGATGAGTGTTGGGCAAGATGTAAACAATGGACTTTGGGCCATGTACGGCGCAAGGCTTGGCTGCTATTTGACTAACATTCGCAAAGATTGGGACTATAAACTTGTTGCTGATTTTGAATGGCATAATCAATATTGGAGAGAAGACATTATGCCGCAGTTTGCCGGAGACGAAGTAACTTGCCCGGTCAGCAAATACTCTTGGAGCAAAACCAAGCTCATGGCAGAAACTGTCAAGCTAGGACGAGTAATGCGTCAGGACCTACGCCTTGAAATTGCTGACCTAGACGAAGCTGGCAGTCGCTTCTTTAAAGCCAGTTACTTTAACCCACATCGCCTTGGACCCACTGTCAAGGAAAGCGATGTTGAACAGTTTATTTCGGAGTAAGCTTTGTTAGATGTATTTTTCATTAGTATGCAAGAAGAAGGTGCTGATGAAAACTTTGCACGGCTACAGGAGTTTGCCCCTGACGCTTGTCGCATTGACAATGTAGTTGGAATTTATAATGTGCATCGCGCCTGTGCCGAGCGTAGTAAAACAGCAAACTTTTGGGTTGTAGATGCCGATGCTTGGATCATTGATGGGTTTGATTTTAACTGGCAACCCAATGATAAAATACAGCATTGGGGAATACCCGAATCTGAATGTGTACATGTTTGGCCCAGCATCAATCTTGTCAACAATTTAACATACGGGTATGGCGCTGTCAAGGTATTCCCTAAAAAGCCATTCTTAGAAAACAAGGTCTGGAGCGTTGATGTAACTGCTTCTGTGGCACAGTTGGTTACTAGAGATATTATCAGTTGCGAAACAAGATTCAATGCTACACCGCAAAGTGCCTGGATAGGAGCATTTCGTGAGTGTGCTAAAATGGCTTCATTGGCTATAATTAAAAATAGAATTAAAAACATTCGTCAACAAGAGAAAACAGAACTAGAAGAACTGTCCAAGTACATCGAAACACAAGAATGGGACAAGGATAAGAAAAATAACTATAGGCGTAGTCGTTCAATGGTTATCACAGATCATTACAAGTCTCAAAAAGAAATTTTTCATTACTGGGAAGAAATGGAAGAAATAAGCCAGCGTCAGTTAACATGGTGTACTAGAGGGTGGGACAATAAAAATGGAAAGTATTCTGTGCTGGGAGCGCAAGCTGGTTCAACATACGGACTAAAGTACAGCGACTCACCAAAATTAGATTTAATCAATGATTGGACTTGGCTAAAAGAGGAATTTAAAAAAAATGTCAATATTTGATAAAGCCAAGCTAGTTAACAAGGAAATACATTCTCTTGGTAAATTTCCTGTGGCGTTTTTAAGCTATGACGAACCCAATGCTGATCTGCACTGGGAACATTTGAAAAGAAATAGGCCCGGTAACCTTGTTGCTAGAGTACACGGAGTCAAAGGATTTGATGCCGCACACAAGGCAGCATCCGCAGCCTTTCCTACAAGCAGTCATGTAATAACTGTAGACGCAGATAATCTTGTTGATTTGAATTTTTTTAATCTCCAATTGCAGGCAGATATTAAATTGCCAATCAGCTACTCGTGGAACGGGCGGCAACATACTAATGGACTGATGTATGGCAACGGCGGAATCAAGCTGTGGAGTAGGATTCATTTAGAGACCATGCGTAGTCACGAAGCAGCCGATGCCGAAAGAGATGCTGTAGACTTTTGCTGGGACGGTTCCCAATATAAAACGCTGTCTGGCTGCTGGTCAACCACATACACCAATGGCAGTCCCTATCAGGCCTTTAGAGTTGGCTTCCGTGAAGGAGTTAAACTAAGCATGGATCAAGGGCGAGTAGTGCCATTTGAACAGTGGACCAATAAAATTCACGGGGCAAATTTCCAGCGGTTACTGACCTGGATGACCGTGGGTGCAGATGTTGAGCATGGTTGGTGGACAATCTATGGTGCTCGTTTAGCGGTCAAACTGTTGCAGTACGATGATTTTGATCCAACACATATTCGCGACTATGAATGGTTTAAAGATTTTTTTGAAAGCCACAGCAAAGCTGATCCTATGAAATCAAGCAAACAATTGCGTAAAGCAATCAGTGCTGGGCTAGGCTTTGCGCTACCTGATTTTGATGCTGATCATAGTGCAGTTGTTAAGAGACTACAGTTCCATCCTAACAAAGAATTAACAAACGAAGATGTGGCAGCACACACAAACTTAAAACTGTATGGTTGGGTTAATGGATAAGTCTGTTGAATTAAAAAACTCCATGTTGATTTTCTTGGACGAAACCGTTGGATTTCGTCGAAGCTTGCATTTTTTACATCGTTGGTATGAAACGCAAAACCAAGAAGACCTCATCAAGCTAATCGTTGAAATAGGCAAAGAACATTACCTTAACCTATGGCCCTTGGTTAATTACGGTCTAGGCAAAGGAGATCACATTGATCAAACTGTGCATGGCTTGTTTTTAAAACACCTTCGCTTACCAAAGGAATGGACAAAAGGACAAGACATCATGCTGAGTCCGGTACCAGCATGGCTAATACAACAAACAAACTTGTCTTACACTGACAATCTTGACATACAAGAAGGTCGATTCTGGGAACTGCACGACTGGTTATGTAAAAACAGCAAATTATTTGATAATCCTTTGTCAGCAATACCTTATGTGCTTGGCAAAATCAAAGAATCAAAAGAAGATATTATTAAACTCAACGAGTTACTAGAAATTTTCTTAGGCGAAACATTGTTGACATGTTTAAAAAACGAGTCAATGTCCTGCTTTGTGAATGAAGTTTCCAAGTACTATCCAGAACATGCTGAACAAATAAGTCTGCTTGGACAGATAATTGAAGAAAACCCTGAGCTAAACTGGAAAGATGCATTGAGTAGAAATCAAATACAAAGCAAACTTTGGTTACTGGACAAAATGCAAGCCAGTGGTGTAACTAGTAAATCTCAGATAAAAAATATTCTTGAGCCACAGACTATTATTGTTGTTGGCGGTTGGGTTGGAATTCTACCTTGGCTAATGACCATGACTGATTTTGAATTTTATAAATTGGTGCATACACCAGAACTGATCAACATTGATCTAGACAAAACAGTACATCCAGCCGCTGAAAAATTAGTTGGCAATCCAAGCAAATTCAAATATCGTAGCTTGGCCAAGGACATTAAAAAATACAATTTTACACAACACAAAAATCTAATAGTGATTGATACTATCGTCGAGCATTTCAAAGACCACGGAAAGTGGATTAAAAGCTTGCCTAAAGGCACACTGGTTGTACTACAAGGCAACAACATGTTTGATGTACCAGACCATGTAAATTGTCACAACAGTCTTGAAGAATTTGTCGAATCGTCTGGATTAAATACCATACTATGGAGCGGAGAATTGATATTAAATAAATGTCTGCGCTTCATGGCTATAGGTAAAGTATAATGGATCTACGATTTAAGCTCTATGATTTTAAAGTTGACATTGAAAAGCTAAAAGAAGAAACACATCGGCTTCTTTGGGATAGCACTACAGGTCGATATCAGCATCAGCTGTCTTTACAAACCAACGGAGACGCAGACTGGCAGTCTGGTACCGGCAAGCGCGAAGGTGAAAATGAAGCCCAATGGGATAAACTACACCCTGATCTAGTTGGAACCTGGTGGGAAGGCTTTTTAACCAGCTTTCCTTTCAAGGTGTATAGAGCCAGGCTAATGACCATGTACCCTAGGACCTGTTATAGCATTCACACAGATATGAATCCCAGGGTTCATATTCCTATAGTGACACACAGGCAAGCACGGTTTATTTTTACAACCCCTCCGTCACTGAGACATTTACCTGCTGATGGCAGCGTGTGGTGGGTAGATACCACTAAAGAACACTCAGCCATGAACGGCAGCTTGATTGATCGTATACACTTGGTAATGTGCTTGGTAAACACCAACGAAGATTAGCTGATACATACAGGATGAGCCTGTGTGTTGAATTAGCCTATTCTGATAATATTGATCCTTTCTTAAAAGACTACCAAGTTTTTTTGGATCGTATTGCTACCTCTGATGCTCCTGCTCTCGGCAACATGGGCTATGATGCTCCTTCAGGGTTAATGTATATTGCACAGCAACGGCTTCGGTGGTTTCAAGGTCAAGGTCATATTGCATTTTTATATGACCGTGATCAGATTGTTGGAGTCAGCTGTGTTGAGCATAGTACACTTCATGTCGAATTGGGTTCAGGTGGCAATCGTTGTTGGCTTCTCAAAGACTATAGACGCAACAACGAAGTAAGCAATTACTTGTTAGCAGCCAACTTAGACTGGTGTCAGGGAAAAAGTAAGAAGGGGATGATTCTTTCCTTCAACAACTATAACAAATGGATATATGATACTATATCCAGAATTAGCTCAGGACAAGGTAGACCTCTTGGACGAGTTTGGAGCAATTGGTGGAATAATTGTGTAGTGCTACCAAGAATGGTACGCTTGTTTAATACACCGCAATGGGCAGTTATCAAGCCCGTATCTAACAATTACATAGTTGACCTTGATGAAATGGTATTGGACATCGACAACAAGTACGGAGTTGCTCGTACAAGCCCTTATGTAAGCGCATGATCAAGAACACTGAAAACAATCATTTGGTTTATTACTACAATCAAGACCCGCAACAGGTTTGGAGAACCGACGATCTTGATACTACTACTATGGAGATTGGCCCTTGCATACGAAAACCAATGACTCTACGAGCAGAGCTTATTAGAACTGCTCGAGCCTTACACAAAGAGTATCCTGATCTAACACTTTTTATGAGTGGTGGGCTAGACTGTGAAATGGCATTGAGAAGTTTCTTGGCAGCAGGTATTGTTCCAAGGATAGCAACAGTGAAGTTTCATGGCGACGGAAATCTTCATGACATTGGTCCAATGATGAAGATGTTAAATGAAATGAACATCTCGTATACTGTTATTAATTTTGATCTGGAAGATTTTGTTTATTCTGGCCGTTGCTATGAAGTAGGTCGCAGGTACCAAGCATACACTCTTTATCAACAAATGCTGTTGGATGTAGCTGAAACATTTTCTCTTCCGATGATTACTGTTGATGAGATAGAGCTTGAAAAATCCTATGCGGTGAATTGGCACACAGGCGAGATTAGTAGTCAATGGGTTTTTGTAAAAAAGGAAGATCAAGATGGCTGCTGGCGTAGATTCAATGACAAGACTGGCATTCCAGCTTTAAACAACTTCTACTCTTATAACCCTGAATCAATGTTGGCTTTTTTGCAAATACCAACAGTCAATGAGCTAATCAATGATAAAATTCCTGGCAAGCTTGGCTGGACATCAAGCAAGATGAAAATCTACAGCCATCTAGGATATGATTTCCGCCAAAGACCCAAATGGTTTGGTATAGAAAACTACAAACATCTCTGGGACTTGGTTGAATACAATGCTTCTGTTAAAACCTGTGAATTTACTCCTAGACTTTACCAAGTCGATGCGCTCATGCTTAGACATAACTTATTGAATGGAAAAAAGACACTATGTCATACCGCTTAATTGAAATCAACTCAGACAACTTGCCATCCTTATTGGAGTTTGCTGAACTGGTGTATGATAACACAGACAAAGACAAGTATCCAGAATTTAGATTTTCAACAGACATTGACGATGCCGGCAAGAGAAGAAAATTCTATAGTGCTTTTGCATTGCCAAGTTCTTTTGCAAATCACAACATTAGGCAGGCATTTGCATTGGTTGATGACAGCGGTAAGATCATTATGGCTGCTGGTGTAACTAGGTTTGAACATTGGCCCAGTTGGTCTGTGGCCTGGGTGTTAAGCCCGCGTAACAATTTTAAATTTATAGCATGTTTCAGAATGCTCATGCAAGAATTGGCCTTGTTACACGAATCCATTGGCTTTAATGAATTTTTTGTAACTTATCCAAGCTCAAGAGAATCAGCATATAGTAAAATTATGATGCCATTCCGTGAAACTTACTATACCTTTGTGGAATGTACAATACCTGCAAAACAAAGAAGCCCATATGGTTTTATACATTCTTTGTTGGGGCAGACATTGCACCCTCACGATATGAACCTAAGAAGATACATACTTAGACGATCAAACACAGAACCAGTATGAATCACGGACCATATTTAAGATTAATAATCAATACCAAGGACTTTTGGACCCGTCTAGGGCTGAGCCAAATTGCAAATTGTCCCGAGGCAATACCACAGCTGATAAGTCTATTAAATAGCAACTCTAATAGTACACAGGAAGAAAATGAACTGGTTGATCAAACAAAAAGAGCTGTACCTAAAGACTAAGCAGATACCTTATATTATTGCCATTTGGTTTCCATATCATTTGGCTGCAATTCTTGCAGTAGTCTATGCAATACAAGATTGGAGTTGGTGGTATCCTGTATGGGCCATATGCGGCTGGATATTACTAGACGGAGTTGGAAATAACTTAACGCTACATCGCTGGTTGAGTCACCGATCTTGGGCACCTCGTGAGTCCGCAGAGCCCTTTTTATTATGGGCCGCTACTATGGTAGGCGAGGGTAGTCCTCTTTGGTGGGCGGCATTGCACAGAGGTCATCATCACAGAGTCAGCGATCAGGAAGGCAAGGACATACACACTCCGGTAGGCAATGGATGGCTCCATAGCTACATGGGTTGGCAATTTGGCATTGATCAAAACAGCGTAAGTTTCCGCTATGCAGTTGATTTACTTCGCGATAGACGCATTACTTTTATTCACGAAAATTACAATAAGATAATTTACGGTACATTGGCAATCAGTTATCTAGTATTTGGTTTAACATTTACTATTTGGTTTTTTGTTATTGGTGCGCTAATGAGTCTACATGCAGATGGATTAGTCAATACCTTTGGACATGTATCCAGTGCTGGTTATAAAAACTTTGACAACAGAGATGTTAGTACCAATGTGTGGTGGTTAGGTTATTTCCATTGGGGTAGCGGTTGGCATAACAATCACCATCAGCAGGCCAGTAGTTTTGACTTTGGCTCCACAGTCAGTGGCAAGTCACATGAGTTTGATCCTTGCATGTTGCTTATGATGCCGTTTGCTACTAGAGCGGAAATAAAACGCTTGTGGTCTCTGCGTAAAACTGCTATACTAGTAAAACAACAAGAAAGTGAAATTAAATGAATGTTAGCCTCCTCAGTTACAGTCAGCCCACAGAGCAATTTGCCAACCAAGGCATCACAGATGCTCAGGAGCTCATCGCGTATTGCGCCCGTGTCAGCAATCCCAGCAATCAATTCAACACAGACACATCCGAAAAACTCATCAGATACCTCATCAAACACCAGCACTGGTCACCACTCGAAATGGTCAGTGCCTGTATTGAAATCACCACAACCAGAGATATTGCCCGACAAATCTTGCGACACAGAAGTTTTAGTTTCCAAGAGTTCAGCCAACGATATGCTGACCCTACTAAAGACTTGTCATTCGTACTTAGAGAAGCACGGTTACAAGACCCCAAAAATAGACAAAACAGCATCGACGCAGTAGAGCACGAAACACAAATGGTTTGGCTTGATAAACAACAGTCAGTTATTGACGCAGCCACCAATGCATATGATTGGGCCATTGCCAATGGCATTGCCAAAGAACAAGCAAGGGCGGTGCTGCCCGAAGGCAATACTGTTAGTCGATTATATATGAACGGTACATTGCGTTCATGGATTCACTTTATTGAATTGCGTAGTGCCAATGGTACACAAAAAGAACACCAAGAAATTGCGCGAGCTTGTGCCGCAGTGATTGCTAAAATCTTTCCAATGGCTGCTGACTTAACCAGTTAAGGTTTTAGTCGCAGTCAACGAACCATCATCGTTTTGCCATAGGAAGCCCCAGGCATTATTGTAACGAGTAATGCTTGGCAAGCTAGGCCATTTGGTTTTAAATTTAAAGTAACGATCGTTTTCCCATATATCATTGATAAGCTGTTTGGCTGGTAGCTTGTAAGTATTCCATTGATCGCCAACCTTTGGTTCAGTAGAATACAACGCCCATTCTTGATAAGTGTCTGTATCAAAGAAATTTACAACATTAGCAGCCATGTATTCGGCTTCAACAGCCGAAGGTGAATGCATACTCAGACGATACTTAACCGCTTGCCATTTGCAGGTAAAGTTAATCCACCATAGAAAGTCGTGGTTGGTTTCTATAGGCAACGGCGAAGCATTGACTAAATCGTAGAGCATTTGCTCGCGTTTATCTCTGTAATCTTCTTTCTTGTCTAACAGCCAATGCAACGATTCAGTTTCCCAGTCTCCGTGTATTGCATCAAAGTTTCCGGTACGATCCATATAACTTTTTAATGTTAGGCTACCAAAAAGATTATCAGCACATTCACCAGTGACGCATACATTTCTACTGTCATTGATAATACCGTAAAAATCATTGCTGGGTAGAAGCCTAGTACCAAAATGAGATAGAATGATTTCATTGAAGAAATCACTGTTTTCAACTTGGCTGTCTTCGTTAACCGCACACCACACAGAATTTTTAATAGTGTTCCACTCAGGATGACTAATAAGCAAGGAGACTATTAGGGTGCTGTCAATGCCACCGCTGAAAAAAACAACAAGTCTTTCCTTGCTTCTCTCTTGTAGCAATGCAATGCATTCGTCGATGCGACGATAGCTGGCGGCACTGAAAGTAGGAACAACTTTGGGCCGTTGAGGAATTGGACTATTATTATAAACTTGCAGACCAGGGATATCAATAGTTCCAGTGCGGTCATGCAGACTAATCCAAGGATTGAACATTTGCACAAAGGACTTTTTTATTGGATCAATATCTGGTCTGCTTTGGTAAAGTCTATGAGGGATGTAGTAAAGTAGTTTTTTCATGCTCACATCATCATTGAAAGGAAGGAATCTTCTTCGATAGCACTACGACATTTATCGTAGTCTTCTTTGGTTTGTATGTTACGAATAGCTGCCTGGTGACGAATTCTAAGTCTTTCCAACTTACGAATTAAAAATTTTCTATTCTGATATTTGTTGACTATAAGTCCGGCAGCTATATTGATAGTTAACCCTGCTTCATCAGCATAGTCTTGAACCATTGCAACATCAGAGCTACCACCATTTAGCACAGCCAGTGCTTCCTGATACTTTTCTTCATAGGACTCGTGTTGCCAAGGTATAACTGATTCAAATCTCTTGAACCCATGTGCAAGACGCTGATGTAACTCTTGCATTAACTTTACTCTGCCTTGAAGAACTTCACTGAGAACTTTAAGTTCTTCAGGCTTATGGTGCGGCACCAACTTGGTACTTCGTGGGCCGTTAAATTCAATTCTAAAGTTTAGGTTGCCACTTTTTAATTCTTGTGCCTCTTGGTCCTCAATACCATAAATTCTAGAAATAGCTCTAAAATCATTGAGGCAGGCGCTTTCAAGCAAGGGCAAGTTTTCAGCACAAGCAAGTATTTCGTTTTCAGCGGAGCAAGCGATTGCCATCCACTTCATGGTATTCTCCTATGATACTTTATGTATGAATACTGTTTGGGCAATGTTAGCCAAGAAAAATATCTGGTGAGTATCTTACACTCAACACAATCCTTGAATCATTGTCTAAGTTAGTAACACAATGAGGAACATCAATTTTAACAATAGTAGGTGAATCAATTGTTACACTATTTTGTATAGCAGGCTCACTAATCCAATTTAGTTTAAGATATTTTACCTTACTGGTTGATGCTTCTTCCAATTCATACTTTCCGCGGTACCAAGTCATTCTACCACTGGATTTGATTGGTATGTTTAATGCACTATTACTAGAGCGAGTTCTTTTTGCACTATAGCCGTCAACATGTATCTCCTGTACACCCAATGGTCCTTGACTAAATGCCAGCACAGATTTTATTTTTCTTTCTGGATATACAGGAAGCAATTTTGTTAGCTCGGCAATTTCATTGTTATCTAATAGGTAGAT